GAGGTGCTGCCCAGTTCGGTGTGGTGTCAGTACAACGGCAAGGACTACGTGAGCCTGCCTTTCTTCATCAACTACCACGCTTTTTGGATGTTCAGCGTCAAGAGGCTCAAGGAGGTGCTGACCCGTAGCCCCGAAGAACTCGACAAAATCCCCGACAACGGTCTATTCAGGGAGAGCCTTGCTTCCTTCCCGATTTGGTCGCTTGGCTTGAAGCCGATGCTGGAATTTACGGAGCAGGGCGAACTGGCAGAGCATTGCAAGGTCTTCCACCTAACGAACAATTACAAGCACGGAAGCACCAACATTAAAACCCTATTCAAGCGATGAAACACGACAACATCTTTGGCTGGTCAAACATGGAAAATCAAGGTCAACTGCTTCAGTTAATTCTTGACGAAATGCCTCCCCAAGAAAAATACCACATGGCTGAAATCGGGGTCTACCTCGGTCGTGGCACGGCCATCTTTGACGAGGTTTTTGTCAGCAGGGGGCTTGATTACAAGTTGGTAGCCATTGACCACTTTGAAGGCTCGCCTGAACACAAGGCGAGCAATTCAATCCCATTATACGAAGAGGCTTTGAAGAACCTTGAACCGATACGAGATAGGGTTTCTTTGCTGAATATGGAGTCGTTGGCTGCTTGCAAGAAATTCAAGGATTCTGCTTTTGACATCGTTTACATCGATGCATCGCACGAATACGAGCCTGTTCTGCAAGACATCAAGGCTTGGCTCCCGAAGGTCAAGAAGGGTGGATTCATTTGTGGGGACGACTACGTTGGAGGATGGCCCGGAGTTATTCAGGCCGTAGGCGAAGCCTTTGAGGGCAGGCATAAGGTCGTTCCGGGAACTCAACAATGGTACATACAAGTATGAAACTCCAAGACCTCACCATCGACCAGTTCCAACGCATCGGAGCCATTGAGTTCTCCAGCGTCCTTGGGGACTACGACAAGCGCGCAGGAGTCGTTGCAATCGTTGAGGGGGTCGATATATCAATCGTTCGAGAAATGCCCGCCAAGAGCGTCCTAAAGCGTTACAAGGCTATTATCAGCGAGTGGAACGCCTTACCTGCCTTGGGTTACAAGCGAAAGTTCAAAGCCGGGGGCAAGTGGTGGATCCCGACCGTGTTCACGGACGAGTTGACCGCTGGGCAGTTGATAGAACTCATGGACGCAAACACGACCGACGAAAAGCAACTGCTCCAAAACCTTCATCGCATCATGGCAACCTTGTGCCGGGAAGGCGGTCTATTCGGATTCTTCCCCAAGAAGTACGACGGGGCTGCCCATGCCGAGCGAGCCGAGTTGATGAAGAAACACGCCAAGGTGGGCGATGTTTGGGGCGTTGTCAGTTTTTTTTTGCTAAGTTCAGAATCCTACTTGAAAGTTTTGAGCGACTATTCCAAGCACCTGATGAAGACGGCAGGGGAGTTGACGTAAGCCCTCTTGCTGGGTACGGTTGGCTCATGGTCGTCTGGCGGATGGCAAACAAAGACGTGCTAAAATTCGATGCCATCTTCGCAATGAAGGCGGTGGAGTTCTTGAACTATGCCCTACTGATTCACGACATTTTGGAAGCGGAACGGATGGAAGCGGAGCGAGCGAGGCGCAGATAGACACTATCCTGCACGGGGGACATTTACCCGTATGGAAACAATCATCCTCGCCAATGGTAAGCCCGTAGGCAAGTTCGGCAGCGGTTCGATGAAGGGCATCGACGAAACCGCTTTGGAGGGGATTGGTTCAGTTGTCGGACCCAAAGGTGGAGGCAAGTCGCCAACCCACGACGTGCTGGTCAAATGGATTGAACGGGTCATCGAACTTGCGAAGAAGAACCTCGAAGCAGCGAACGCAAATGCAGGGGGAACGCTATCGGCATCCATCGTGCCGGAGGACATCGAACTATCCGCAAAGCAAATTGTGGTGGCTATCATGGCCAACCCCTATTGGAAGTATGTGGACCAAGGGGTGCGAGGCAAGTCCTCAAGCGCAAAGGCTCCGAGGTCGCCATTCCAATACAAGGACAAAATTCCACCACCCCAAGCCATTGCCGACTGGATTGCAAATAAGGGCATTCCTGTCGTTCCGACCTACTCACGCAAACTTGAGCGAATGCGGACCAAGCAGGAGCAGGGATTAGTCCTTGGAAGGACAATGGCATTTGCTATTCGTGAGCGAGGTGTCGAGGGAACCAAGTTTATGAGCAACGCCCTATCCCCCGAAATGATAGACGTTTTGGTGAACACAATCGCTGAAACCCTTGGCAAATCCATAAGCGTAGCAACCAAACTATAAAATGGCAACAACCGTCCTTTCAGGGTCGCCTCTCGTGGCTACACCCGTTTACAACAAGATGCTCTTCAAGGTCAGCGGTTCGCTGATTGCACAACCGAACTACCGCTACGTCTGCGATGTGAAGAACCCAGCAGGGACGACCCTTGCCCGGCTCAAGTGCGACAAACTGCCTTCAACCAACTTCGGATTCTTCGACGTTGCCAAGGTCGTTGAAACGCTGATTGCACCGACCAAGCCATCGCTGACCCAAACGGGCTTCGTGGACCATGCCGGGTATTATTCGGGATATCGCCTCGACTTCATGGAGGAATACGGCAACACCCCAGTCGTGCAGACGGGAACGGTAACGACCGTCAGCGGGGTCATGGCATTTGCGGGAAACTTGGAGCAGTTGGAGTTCCAGTCCTGCAATTCTGCGACTCGATTTCCTTCGGGGACGCTTTTGGGTAGTTTGGCTTTGACCACCCCGACCCGATTCGTGTGGCATTCCAACACCGAGGCGAGGTGGCTCGCCCAAGGGAAGGGAACCACAACGGCCAACTTTGACAAAGCACTCATTCGGTATTACACGGCAGGGGGTACGCTTACACGGGTTTACACGGTCAACAACGGCCAACCAGCGGTGCAGCAAGTCGTTCGCTTCGGTGCAGGGCCGTCCAATATCCGGGCATTGACTTCGGGTCAAGCCAGCGACGGGTTCAGCGGTGAGTACCTGTTCCCGTCCAATGAAGGCGAATACTACACCATCGCCTTCGGGGATTCCGCTTGGAACGACTTTAACCAACGCTGCGATGCGGATGGAGCCGACCCAGCCGAAAGTTCATTTTGCTTGGAGGAACGATTCAACGAACTATACGAGGACAACTACGACGCTTTTGGTCAGGAGTACACCTACATCAAGGGTCTTTGCGAGCGGTTCAACTCCATCCCGGTTCACTTTCAAAACAAGTGGGGCGGGCTTGATGCGTATGTCTTCACGTTGAAGAACCGCAAGCGGGCCAACATTACCCGGCAGACGTTCGGGTACAACTCGGACGTTTATGCGACCACCACCTACGACAAAGTGTGGTCAGGGGAGTTCGACTACGTTTACGCACTCAACTCGGATTGGCTGACCGATGCCGAGTCTGCTTGGCTTATTGAGATGGTCAGGTCGGGGCAGGTATGGCTTGAACTGGATGGGCAGTTGGTGGAAGCAATTGTGAACGCTAATACTTACCAATTCACGACACGCAGGAACGACCGCCTCACGCAGTTGCAGGTTGAGGTTGCAGTCGCTTACAAGAACAACATCCTATGAGCGTAACCCTCATTGCCTACCCTCTCAACGATTCCAACGTAGAGGTTCCCTACGTCCTTGACACCATGGGCGAGATTGACATCGCCCTCACGTTTTCGGTGGAGGACATTGCCGACATAACCAAGCGGAGAGGGTCTTTCTCCAAGACAATCACGTTGCCTAATACGACAACAAATCGGGACTGCTTTGGTCATGCCTACAACATCCAGTCTTTTGTGGGCGGATTCCAACCGAACAAGAAGATTCGTACTGCGATGTGGGAGGACGGGGTGCAGGTGTTCAGCGGAGTATTGCAGTTGATTTCAATGTCCAAGACACGGGGCGAAGTAACCTACGAGGTCGGTTTGTTCTCCGAGGACGTGAGCCTGTTCAAGGCTATTGAGGGCAACCTCCTTGCGACAACCGTTGGGGTCAGCGGTATGAACCACAACATCACCTCATCCCATGTTTCTGCGACTTGGACCGCATCGGGTGCAAGCGGTTACGTTTACGGCTTGATAGATTCCTACGGCTATACGGACGTGGTAACGCAGGGGTGGTTTGCCGTGCCTGTTTACAAGATGACACCGAGCATTTACGTCAAGAAGATGGTGGACTTGATATTCGCACAGGCAGGGTATCGATACACATCGGAGTTCTTTAACTCGGAGCGGTTCGGCAAATTGGTTATTCCTTACGCTGCTGGGCAGTTGGCGCTTAACCTTTCGGGGTCTGCGATTTTTGTTGCAAGTACGGGGGCGGTTACAGGGGCAACAAATCAAAACCTTACGATGCGGTTCCAAGATGAAACTGGGACCTACTACGACCGGCCCGGATATTGGATTCCTTCGTCAAGCACCTTTGTCGCTCCGGCAGTTCCTACGAGATGGAATATAACCGTTACATATTCTTTACAACTTGTTGGTGCAGGAAGCAATACGGCAAGGTTTAATATGTCGGTCAGGAACTTGACCGACTCAACGGATAATGCGGTAATAACAGGCCTACAATTACCTTTAGATGCAAGTGGAAATACGCAAGTAAACGCCACCATTTTCAGCAACGTAACCATTCCGGCCAATACGACTGCAAATATCGGATTCGTGTTTACCAACCCTGCTGGAGCAGGAACGATTTTTTCGGGTGCAACGGTCTTATGGGAGTGCCTTGAAAACCCTGCTGCATCATTTATTGACATGAGGACCGCCCTGCCTGCTGACGTGAAGCAATCGGACCTTCTGCAAGACCTGCAAAAGATGTTCAACCTCTACTTCATGCCGGACCCTGCCGACCCGAAGAACCTCATCGTGGAGCCTTGGGTGGACTTCTATTCATCGGGGGTCGTGGACTGGTCGCAGAAATCGGATGAGAATGCAGAGCAGAACATCACGAACGGGGACCCGAACCAATACAAGACCATCGTGTTCAAGTACAAGGATGCCGGGGATTATTTGTCCAAACTTGATAAGTCCAACTACCCGCTTGCCAAGGAAGGCTACGGAGGGCGAATCTTCACGACCGACAACTTCTACGGCAAAGGTGAGAACGTCGTCGAACTCGCTTGCAGCACTCTAATCCCTGCAAACTTCACGACTGACAAGGTAATCGGCAGGGCTTGGGACTTGGACGGCTCGGCTTTGTCGGGAACCATCAAGACTTTGCAGAGCGGTTACCGCATAGCCCAGTATAACCTCATTGAAGCCCCGACAACGTGGGCCTACCAATACGGGGTCAGCGGTTCGGTAGCACTCGCAGAGTCGTTGTTGAGCCTGCCATTCGTCAGCCACATCAATAACCCCTACGACGCAAACTTCGACCTTGCTTTTGGAATCCCCAAGCAGTTGTACTATGCGGTGAATGTTGCCGCAAATAGCGACCCTTACCTATACACGAATAACAACCTGTTCAACATCTATTGGTGGAACTTTATCCAAGAAACCGTCAGCCGTGAGGCGATGCAGTTGGAGTTGTCCATTATGCTCAATGCCGTTGACATTAGCCAACTCGACTTCCGAACCCCTATCTACTACGGGGGGGTCCGTTGGAGGCTGCTTGAGATTCGGGACTACGAGATAGGTCAGCAGAAGCCTTGCCGGGTAACCCTTCGCAGGATTCTCAACCTAACCGAGTTCGTGTTCAAGCAAATTGGTTACCTGCCCTACGACGGACCTGTTCCGGCAACGGACTCGGATTACCCGAACGAAGTCCCCCCGATTCCATCGGTCAAGGAACTGCCAGCGGTTGCAGGTCCTCCGGGTGAAACGGGTGCAACAGGTGCGCAGGGCGACCCCGGTCCAGCAGGTGCAGGGTTTACTCCGGGCGATGCAGCAGGGGACATCAAGTATTGGGACGGAGCCGATTGGGTCAACTTGGGAATAGGAACCGAAGGTCAGGTCTTGGAAGTTGTGTCGGGATTACCATCATGGCAGGATAAATAAACACTATGGCAGTTACTAAAGAAATCGTCCTCGAAGTAGGAATCAAGGACTCAACCGCACAAGGCACGACGAGTGCGAAGCAGCGTCTGCGTGAACTCCAAAAGACGCTCATTGATATGTCTTTGGCTGGGCAAGAAGGCACGAAGGCGTTCAAGCAAATGGAGGCCGAGGCAGGGAAACTCAAGGACCAAATCGGGGACACCTCGCAGCGAATCAAGACCCTTGCAAGCGACACCGTAAGGATTGACACCGTTGTTTCAGCGGTGCAGGGGATAACGGCAGGGTTCCAAATCGCCCAAGGTGCAGCAGCGTTGTTCGGCTCCGAGAACGAGGACTTGCAGAAATCGTTGCTCAAGGTCCAAGGGGCCATGGCTCTTGCGACTGGAGTGCAGCAGGTAGCCAACCTGCTCAACAAGGATAGCATCCTAATAACCCAAGGCCAAGCAGCAGCACAGGCACTCTACGCAACCGCAGTCGGTGCGAGTACCGGGGCTATGAAGGCGTTTAGAATCGCCCTGCTTGCAACGGGTATCGGTGCAGCCATCGCAGCCGTAGGGCTTTTGATAGCCAAGTGGGATGAACTCACCGCAGCGGTCCGCAGGTTCCTGAACCTACCCGACCCAGCCATCGCAGCGAAAGCAAGGGAGGACGCTTTGATGCGTGAAGAAGCAGCCCTCTCCAATTACCGGGATGCATACGAAGCCCATACCGAGGCGCAGATTCAAGCCAACAGGAAGCGTGAAGAAGATGACAGGAAGACCGCAGAGGCTCGCAGGTTAATGATGGAAGAGCAGGCTCGGTCAAGGGCTATCATGGCTGAAACCGAAGTACTGCAAGCCAAGACAACGGCTGATGCTTTGGTGCAGATTACGGCTGACCAGAACGCCCGGCAAGACGCTTTGAACGCCCAAGCGATGCAGACCGAGATGGAGCGTCGCATCAAGTTCAACGAGGACATGAAGGCAAACGAGCAAACCTTGGCCGACTTCAAGAAACAGGTGGTTTTGGACTCATTGCAATCGGTTCAAAACATCTTGCAGTCCTTTGGAAACGAAAGCAAGGGTCTTGCTCTTGCAGCCTTAGCCTTGGAGAAAGGTCTTGCTATTGCCAATGTCATCGTCAACCTGCAAAAAGAGATGGCAGCGAATGCGGTCATGGCAGCAGCCAACCCTGCTAATGCTATAACCGCAGGAGCAGCAGGGGTCGCACAACTCAAAGCCTACAACACGCTTTCAAAGATTCGTGCAGGATTACGCATCGCAGCGATTACCGCTGCTGGTATTCAGGCAGGCAAGGCTATCACAAGCGGGGGCGATGGTGGCAGCGTTCCAGCGGGTGGCGGTGCAGCAGGTGGCGGTGGCGCACCGGGTGCAGCAGCAGCCCCGTCAATCTTTGCAAACCCAAATGTTACCGACCTGTCGGGCTTCGGTCAAGGCCAAGGTCAAGGATCATCGCCTATGCGAGCCTATGTCGTGGAACGGGACATCACCCAAAGCACTCGCAGGGTTCGGAGGTTGGAGGAATTTGCAACTTTGGGGGCGTAGGACATTTACCACTATGGAACTACCCATTTATAGAATGACCGTGGACGAGGTGGATGAAGGGGTCCAATTCGTGGCCCTGACCGATATGCCCGCCATCGAACGGCCATTCCAAGCCTTCAGCAAAGCCAAGCAGAAGTTCACCGAAACAGGCGAACGGAGAGTGCTTACTGGCCCTCTCATGCTTGCTGATACGCCCATCTTTCGCAAGGACGAAACCTATGGCGAGTACTACGTCGTGTTTGACAAAGCCACCATCCGCAAAATCGTGCAGAAGTACTTCAAGCAAGGCAACCAGCACAACGTCAACGCATACCACAACGCTGAACTGGATGGCGTGTTCATGTTTGAGAGTTACATCACCGACTCCGAGCGTGGCATCATGCCACCCAAGGGCTACGAGGACACACCCGACGGCTCTTGGTTCGGGTCCTTCAAGGTTGAGAACGACGAGGTGTGGGACAACCGCAACCTGTTCCGGGGTTTCTCCGTTGAGGGCCTGTTCGGGATGGACAAGACCGAATCCGAACTGGAGGTCGCACTCGCTGGCCTTGCCGATGAACTTACCGCTTTTTTGCAACAATTAACCCCCACCTACAAATCCCACTAACTATGAACCTGAAAAACGCAATCGAATCCCTGCGGACTGAACTCCGCAAATTCAGCACCCAAAAGCAGTCCTTCGCTGACTACAAGTTGACCGATGGCACGGTTGTCCGTGTGGATGGCGATTTAGTCGCTGGTACTGCCGTTTACGTTGTAGCCGAAGACGGAACTCTTCCTGCCCCCGATGGCGAACACGTCGTTGAAGGAGTCGGAACTATCAAGACCGAAGGAGGCAAAATCGTTGAGGTCATCGCTGCCGAAGTAGCAACCCCCGAAATCGAAGCCTTGCCTGTTGCCGCTGAAATCACCCCCGAAGTGGCCGTTGAGGTAACCGAGGAAATCAAAGAAGCCTATCCTGCCATGACCCCCGAAGTCGTGGAGGCCATCGTCGCCAAACACCTCGCTGGCATTATGGAAGAACTCAAGGCAGCCTATGCCGAGATGGGCAAGATGAAGGAGAAAATGTCTGCCTTTGCATCGCAGGTTGAAACCATGGCCGACATCGTCGAGAGGGTTTCCGAACTCCCAGCCGAAGCCCCAAAAGCAAGCGGTTCAGCAATCGTCGAGCAGCGCAAGGCTCAAGCCTCGCAGAACTTCAACGAACTCGCACAAGCACTTCAATCACTCAAAAAAAACTAAACCCCTAAACCCCCATTAACAATGGCATATTCGTTCACAGGATTAACCTCCTACACAGACCAAGAGAGGCTTCCTCTCATCACCAAGGCCGTGTTCTCGGCCCGTTCAGCAGCCCTGTTCACCAAGCAGGTGGGCATCAAGTTCGCTGCTGCCCTCAACCTCATGGACACCGATGCAGTTCTGCAAGGTGGTGATGTTTGCGGTTACGCAAGTTCAGGTACGACTGCCTTCACCCAGCGGAATATCACCGTTGGACGCATGAAGGTGCAGGAAACCTTGTGCCCTCGTTCCTTGGAACAATACTGGATGCAGACCCAGTTGACTGCTGGCTCTACCTACGACAGTGTTCCTTTCGAGCAGGCTTTCTCCGAGCAGAAGGCTCTCCGTATTGCCGAGGCGTTGGAGAACGCAATTTGGAAGGGCAACACCTACTTTTCAGGTGTCAACCAGTTGTTGAACGCTGCTTCAGGTTCAACCATTAGCGGTAACACAGGAGCGGTTTCTGCGTCCGTTGGTATCACCACAGGCAACGCAATCGCCATCTTCGACGGCATCTATAACCAAATTCCACAGGCCATCTTGACCAAGACTGACCTCGTAATCTTCTGTGGTTGGGACAACTTCCGTACGTTGCTTGGTGCGTTCAAATCAACCGCTAACGTCATGTACAACCAAGTTGACTTGGCTGGACTTGCGGATGGCGACATCATGTATCCCGGCACAAACGTCCGTGTCATTGCAGTACCCGGCTTGACTGGAACAAACCGCATCGTTTCGTCTTACCTCGGTAACTTCTTCTACGGAACCGACTTGTTGTCCGACGAGGAGCAATTCTCAATCTGGTTCAGCAAAGACAACGATGAAGTCCGCTTCCAAGCAGCCTTCAAAGCAGGTGTCCAAATCGCTTACCCCGACTTGGTTGTAGACTTCCGCTTGACCTAATGTGTAGGGGGGAGGGCAACCTCCCCCTGCTTTTTGTTCCTTGAAACTTAAACCCCAAATACACATATGTCCTGCGCACTAACAACTGGTTACACACTCGGCTGCCGTGATTCAGTCGGTGGCATCAAAGCAATTTACGTCCAAAATTGGATTTCTACCGGGTCCTGTAACACTAACCTTTCAGGTGCGGTTACGGGGTTCACCGGGTACAATGCAAGCGGTTTTTTTGAATACGACTTGACCAAAGCCACGTCATCCATGACCGAAACTTTGAACGCAAGCATGGAGAATGGCACAATCTTCTACTCACCAGAGGTTACATTCACCATCAACAAAATGCAAGTCGCAGTACGCAATGAACTCCGTTTGCTCGCTCGTAGTAAAGTCATCGTCATCGTTCAAGACAACAACAGTCGTTACTGGTTGCTGGGTGCTATAAATGGCCTTGAGGCAACCGCTGGAACCGCTGGAAGTGGTA